ATCGTAAAGCACGGGGAAGGATAAGATCTAAAGAGGGCGAAGTAGAAGATTTTTATGCAGAAAATATTGTTGCTACATTATTTGCACAAAATAATAAATCTATAGCAGATGCTGAAAGAAACAAGGTTGGTTTAAGTTATTTAAATCTTGTTAGGGGTATAGAAGATGGAACTACAGAAGTTAACGATAACTTAAAGAAAGAAATGCAACACATAAGTGCAGTTTATTTTAACAAAGATGATATACCAAAAGACTTAGGAGAAAAAGAACAATATTTAACTGTTAGAGAAAATGGCAGAAATGTGTACATAACACTTAATGATGCTAGAATAGCTAGAGCTATGAAAGGATTTATGACTCCTGATAGTGTAGGTAGCTTTACAAGAGCTTTAGGTAAACTAAATAGATATTTATCTAATATTAATACAACGTACAACCCATCTTTTGTTATACCAAACTTTGCTAGAGACTTAGGAACTGCTGGTGTGAATGTTCAGCAGTATGATGAAAAAGGTTTAATGTCCGAGGTTCTTAAGGGTGCGCTACCTGCGGTGAAAGGTATATCTAAGAATCTAAGAGACGGAGATGTTGATAGCTTTTGGGCAAAAGAATACACAAAGTTTGTAGAGTCAGGTGGTAAAAACGCAACGAACCAAATGAATGATCTTCAAGATCAGATGAATAGTATAAATAGTATACTTAGTGATGTATCTGATAATAGTAAGAAAGGAAAACTAGGATTAGTTAAGAAAGGCTTTGGTAAATTAGGCAAGTTCTTAGATGATTACAACACAGCAGTTGAGAATGGTGTGCGTGTTTCATTATATTCATCTCTTGTAAAAAGAGGAGTAAGCACGGCTAGAGCTGCACAGGCAGCAAGAAACTTAACAGTTAATTTTGCTAAGGGTGGAGAGCAAAAGCAATTTTTAAATTCATGGTATCTATTTTATAACGCATCAATGCAAGGATCAATGGCATTGATAAACGCTGCGGTTAAGTCGAAGCGTGTAAGAAAAGTGTGGGCTGGATTATTTGTTTATGGAGTTATGCAAGATGCATTTAACTCATTGTTATCAGGTGATGAAGATGAAGATGGCATTAAGGATTATGATGAGCTTCCAAGATATATACTAGAGCATAACTTTGTATTACCGACATTTGGTTTAGCAGAAGATAAGTTTATTACAATACCATTAGCATATGGAATGAACTTAGCTGTAAACGCAGGAAGAGCTGTTTCGAGAGCTGCTAGGGGCGAGTATACACCCGGGGAGGCTAGCCGGACTATATTTGGTACTGCATTTGAAAGTTTAAGTCCTTTTGGTGGTTTTGATAACTTTTATAACTTGGCAGCTCCTACAGTGCTGGACCCATTTGTCAGTGTGGCTATCAACGAGGACTACAAAGGTGACCCTATATTTAAAGAATCACCTCAATTTGCATCAAGACCTACACCTAATAGTCAGGCATATTGGTCAAGCACAAGTGGAACAGCAGTAACAATAGCTAATTTTTTAAACAGTATATCAGGAGGAGATGCAGTAGAAAGTGGCTTTGTTGATCTTTCACCAGACGTTATGGAGTTTTGGTTTGATTATACAACTGGTGGTGTTGGAAGATTTGTTCAAAGATCACTAGAATCGCCTTTCAAGATATATGACGCTATCAACGAGGACTTACAAGCACCACTAACTAGCGTGATACCTTTTGCAAGAAAGGTAATAGCATCTCCAAGTGAAAGGGAAGATGTATCAAGTTATTTGGAAAATAGAAAAGCGTTATTCACGATACTGGCACGATACGACTTAGCCAGACGATCTGGTGATACAGAATTAACAAGAGAAATATTCAGGGATAATAGAGAGCAGTTAAGTATTGTTCCAAGACTCAAAGCAATAGACAACGCAAGAAACAGATTACTAAGACAAATAAGAGAGATAGAAAGAAACCCAAGACTAGATGAGAAAGTTATAAAGAACCTCATAAAGATAAGGAGGGATAGGATTAACGATCTCATGAGGCGTGGGCTTATCTTAATGAGATCGGCTGGGTTTAGAGAGGCAAGTTAGAAGTTAATATTAACCTCTAGAAGTTCACGATTTCAGTGTTATTATATTACGCAGCCGACTGCAAAGTCCGAATATGGAGACAATAATGGGCAACACCCACTTTCAAGGCGAGGGCGAAACGCCTAAAGACGTTTCTTGGTTACTCGTCATGACTAGAGAAAGTGTGTGTTTATAATTTGATAGACCTTATGTTGGCTTGTTGTGTTCTCCAAGCCTCTATCTTAACCTCAGCAGATGCCCTAAAGAATCTCATACGTTCATCTTCGTATATTGCATCTTTCATTAACTTTAGATGTTCTTTATAATCTTCATGTGCATAAGCCTCTCTTTCTTGAGCAGAAACAGATAGCTCAGGATATTTGCTCATGAGTAAAGCCTTTATGGACTTTCTATATTCCTCTAAATATATTCTTGTTGCCCTAGCTTTGGCACATTTGTCAGAGTTATCTCTTAGCCAATCTACGGCTTTCTGTACTTCTTCTTCACTAATAGACTTCATCTATTCTTTCCTTTCTTTATCTTAATTAACTCCCTGAGATACCATTGTGCCTTTTCTAAATCCTCAAGAAGATTTTTATGCTTATATCTCCAAACGTATTTGATTACGTTTCCTTGAAGGTAGTACTCGTAACCCTCTCCTAATGCACTTTTTATTGCATCTATACACTCTACACTACCTTTTCTGTAGTGATTTGGTCTGTTTACATTATCCTCAATCTTCATCATCTAAATACTCCTCTATGTTTTTGATATTATGTTGATTAATAAATATTGGGGTGTCATCTCCCACCCAAGAGCCTAATACATTGAAACTAAACCACTCCATTGCCGTTTCATCATCTAAGCCATACTTGTTAATAAGTATTAGTAAGCACTTATCATAATCATATACTGCAACTTGTTTTCTACTAAATGCACTTATAGTAGTACCAATGAAAGCATCTTCGTATCCATCTGCTAATCTCAATTGTTTCTCCAATCAACTATTGGTTTAAATTCCTCTATATTGAAATGACACATGGGTTCTACATCTTGCCAATCTGATCTATCTACACGACCACCCTGACGACAAACAAAATCGTTATTGAAATCAATCCAACCAATAACGTCTACCCACGATACTATTAAAACTGATTTTGTATTTGTTATATTTGCTAGTTCTCTTGCTTTTATAACCTTGTCTAGCGATATTATATAAGTTTGAAAATCGGACTTTCTATACTTTCGCCGTTTTACTTCACAGAAACCTCTTAAATTATCTGATTTGTAAAGGGCATAATCCAATCTGTATGATAAGGGCAGTTTACAAAAATTGACGTTCCACTTATTAGAAACAATCTTTATAATACTGCCCTCGTTTGACAAGTCATAACTTGTCTCATATTTTGGTCTACTGTAGTCCATAGAAGTTACAGTTAACTTTCAGAAAGTTCAGACTTACTTTTTACCCAATCTTGTACTTCCTTTTTCTTCCAAAGTTTTTTATTAGATAAAATATTATATCCCTTTGGAAAAGTTTCATCAGATTTTATTAGTCTGTAAAAAGATGTTCTGCTTAAATGAAGATAGTTTTGAAGAGCCGTTAGTGTAAGCCATTCATCATCTATACTACTATCATTACTATCATAATTATTGTCTGACATATTGCCCTCACTAGAATGGTTTGTTACTCTCTTTTTCTTTAGGAACATTTGCAATTATTCTGAGCCATGGTTTGCCACTTTTAGACATCTTCTTCCAACCACTCAAATCCATTTTGTCTTTATCTACCTTAGACCAATCAATGTTAGGGTTTTGTTGCTCCCATTCCATAACTTGTTTTTTTCTTTTTGCAATCAAATCATCTAATACATCAGATGTAATATGCAAATACCCATTGTAGTCAGGAGAATTTTCTCCTCTTCTTTGTTCATTAGTAAATAAAGAACCACTAGGGTTATAATCTCTTTCTTTGATAGCCATTATGCACTCTCCTTTTTAGTATTTTCGCCTATCCATTTCATTAACTCTTTATATCCATCTTCATTTTTTTCTTTGTAAATAAGAAAGAGTTCCTCGTTTTTGTTGTATAATTCTAGAGCTTTTTCATAATTAAAATTATACATCTCTTTAATAAAACCCTTTGTTGAGCTTATTAAATCTTCTTCTGTATCTATTCTTTGCTCATTTTCATCTAAAGCCACAAGATACTTTGTTTCTCCAAAATACTTAAACAACTTAGCATCAGGGAAATGTTTTAGGACTTCTTTAACATTTTCATCTTTTTCTGCTAACTCTTCAATTTCTTCTTTTGGTGTTTTGTTTTCTCTAGGTGGTTTTTTTGATTTTATTTCTTTATCTTCTTCAAGCTCGTCTATTTCAGCCTGAGAATAAAAATCTCCATGAACACCCAAGAGTTTTAAGATGACACGATCAATAGCTCTTTTTTCAGCCATGGCATATGGGTAAGAGCTTTGTTTAGCATAAGTCTTATAATTGTCAGGACTAACTTCCCCAATTGACCAAGCAGTATTCTTGCCTTTGCCATCATCAATGTAACCTTGAACAACTAATGAGACTATTTTTTTCTCAGTATCGCTTTCAATAATTTTAGGTGTATCAAACCACATACCAAGATGTGCTGATATCTTTTCTAATGCTTTATGTTTTACAATCATAACATTTTGATTTTGTGGCAATGACCATACTGCACTAGATTTATCTTTGAGGTCTACAACCTCTCCAACCTCTTTAAGAAGTTTTTCTAGTTTCTCATTTATTTGAGCCATTAAATACTCCCATAAGTTTTTTGATCCAAGCTACAATGAAGAAATCTTTGTATTCTTTTTGTGATTTCTTTGTAGCCTCTCTTATATGCTTTTTATAAGCCTCTTCTTTTGTGGGTGGCTTTAACTTAACAACACCACTTTTCTTCACTTTTCTAATTACTTTCTTAGGTTTAACATAAGCCTCGTTCTCAGGTGTACTTGGGTCATCAGCAACAAACTTACCTTTTGCAGTTCTTGCTCTAACCCTCTTTTCTTTTTTTTCTTTTGCCATTTTTATTCTCCTATATATTGTTGACAAAACTGTGCAACAGAGCAGTAATTACCCTTGCACCTATTATATTCGCCTTGGCGAAATTCTATTTCTAAATGTGTTTTTTTGACATAGGCTTTTTCGGTTTCATTGTGCCAATCCATATATTTGATAGCCTCTTCTTCGCTATCTAAAACTCTTAATGCCCTCTTCTGACCTTTCTTTTTTACTGCCCATGCATCATTCTTTTTCCATCTTTCTTCGTCAGAGCAAAGAGGCATTTCTTCGTTTGTGTCAAAGTTTACCTGAGCATCTTGATGCTTGTTAATCCTATCCCTGATATAACTTTCTCTTTCTTCTTTGCTCCACAAAGGTATGTCCACAACAACTATTGGTGTCTGTGGATAGTTTTCTTTTTTCTCAGCATCTCTTCTGCTCCAATCTCTCAGGATTGCACATATTTTGAGTTGCTTAACTTCTTTTTTTTGTTTTGAAAATTCTGTAAATATTCTGTGGTAATTGTTTTCACATAGGTAAGCATAACAATTTAACTGCCTTTCCCACTCTATTTTTCCGTAAATCACAGACCATACTGAAGTAACTTTATAATCAACGATAGTAATTTTTCCGTCTTTTTTATCTATCTCTTGTCTATCTATAGCACCTGACAAAGTCCAACCATCAATTTCAGAGTAAAGACGTTGCTCCGTTTCAGAATAAATATCATCTTCTGATCTTTCTAATATTGAATGTACTGAAGTTCCGAAGATTGACCATATCTGATCTACTGCATCAATCTCTATCTGATCGTTATACTTTTGTCTCATTAAAGATATCTTAGGACTATCTATCAAAGACGTTACTGATATGTCTGCTTTGCCTTTGTTGTATTTGTCGTTTTTTATAAAATCAACAAATGGTTGTGGCAAACCAAATTTATTGGTAATCTTCATGATAAACTCCTATGTGTTATTCTAGGTATACCATGCAGTACCATAATGTCAAATAAAATATATCCAAGTATCAAATTTGTTGTCGAGGGAGAACCAGCATCAAAGGCGAACTCACGAAAAATAGTAAAATTTGGAAAAAGATTTGGTGTAATTAAATCTGAAAAAGCTAGAAATTATGTGAAGTCTTTTCAAGAACAATGCCCTAAATTAGAAAAACTTATTGAACTTGATGTCATTGTTGAGATAAAAATATATTATCAATCTAGGAGACCTGATTTAGATGAAAGCGTTATCTTGGATTGTATGCAAGGTTTTATTTATGCTAACGACAGGCAAGTTAAGCAAAAACATATATACTGGGGTCTCGATAGGGAGCAACCAAGAACTCACATCAGAGTTACGCCTATGGAGGCTAGTCGTATGCCAAGCGATTTCTGATAGCTATCTAGGAACGAGTAAAGAAAAATTAGCTATTGGAATTTGGATTAGTGGCAATGATTGCGATCATGTATGCGACCTCGCAGATTTAAATGCCGAGAATATCAAAAAAGCAATCAAAGAAATTTTAGAGAGCAAACCTATCGTTGGAAGATATCTAGGCGAAAAACTAAAAAAAATAATTCAAAATTATTCTAACTAGTATAACTAGTATATACTAGTATATTTATTTATTACTAGTATTAGTATTACTAGTATATACTAGTATAGGGCAAAAGTTATCGATAATTTAGGAATCTTTTCTGGCAGCCAATGGAGTAGGACACGATATCCTGAACTTATAAGTTAAACTTAACTTTTGTCTTGATTATAATTTTTTTTCTAATTATGTTTGCTGTGTAACACATGGAGAAAGATTATGGAAAACAACGAAAGCATCAAGTCTGATGCCCTGAGATTGGGTTTAGGTCAGCACAAAATATTCTGCCCTTTTTGTTCTAGTAAAAGGAAAAAGAAACATATCAAAACATTATCATTAAAGGTTGAGGACAACTCGATAGTTTATAATTGTTGGCATTGTGCAGAAGATGGTGCAATAAAAATCAAACACAACAATTTTAGATTAATTAGGAGAGAACCTTTGAGCAAGGCAATAGAGGATAATTGGGATATCATAGATAACAAAGCAATAAGCTATTTAAAAACACGAGGGATATCAAAAGATACTGCTATTTCCTCAGGTCTTAAATTAACTAAAAAATTTATATCCACGAGCAATAAAGAAGAAGATTGTATAGTATTTCCGTACTTCAATAATGGTGTTATCGAGTATGCAAAAATGAGAAGTTTCCCAACAAAGGGATTTACAAGTCATGGGTCAGCATTAAACTTTTACAACATTGACAGTATCAAGGAAAAAGATTGGGTAATAATTTGTGAGGGGGAAATTGATTGTCTTAGTTTTAAAGAGATAGGACTTAATCAGGTTGTGTCCATACCTCATGGAGCAGTTGCTAAAGTTGTTGACGGCAAGATTGACCCCAAGGAAGATACAAAGTTTAAATTTATTTGGAATGCAAAAGCAAAGTTAGATAAATGCTCAAAAATTATATTGGCATTAGATAACGATAAGTCAGGTCAGGCAATGTCTGAGGAGATTGCTAGGCGAGTTGGCAAGGATAGATGTTGGAAAATAGAATATCCAAAAGATTGTAAAGATGCGAATGAGGTTTTAACAAAACATGGTGCAGAAAAATTAGATAAGATAGCCACGACACCAATACCATATCCCGTATCGGGATTGTATGATGCCTCACATTTTTTTGAGGAGCTTGACGATATCTACGAGCAAGGCATAGGCAAGGGTGTTTCGACAGGTTATCCTGAGGTAGACGAATTATACACCATTGTTGAGGGTCAGCTATCTGTGGTTACAGGACACCCCTCAAGTGGCAAATCTGAGTTTATAGATCAGATAATGATTAATATTGCCAAGGAAAAAGGTTGGAAGTTTGGCATATGCTCTTTTGAAAATGAGCCTAGAATACACATATCAAAGCTGATTAGTAAGTATTTAAGAAAACCATTTTTTGATGGTGCAACTGAGAGAATGACACCTGCTGATCTAGCCGTAGGCAAGAAATTTGTTCAAGAACATTTTAGTTTTTTGTATCAGGCAGATGGTTCTTTGTCTTCGTTAGACAGTATTATTGAAAGAATGAAAGTTGCAGTAATGAGATATGGGGTCAGGGGTATTATCATTGACCCATACAACTATATTGCTAGAGACCCCAATACTTCTGAGACAGATTGGATTTCAGATATGTTAACAAAGCTGAGAGTTTTTGCTCAGGCACATAGCATACACATTTGGTTTGTTGCACACCCAACAAAGATGATGCGAAAAGATGACGGCACAGTACCACCACCAAAGGGTTACGATATATCAGGGAGTGCCTCATGGTTTGCAAAGGCAGATGTAGGATTAACTGTTCATAGACCTAATCCATCTAACTCAAATATTAGTGAGGTCTTGATATGGAAGTGTAGGTTTTCATGGGTCGGTTCGATAGGCGAATGTAGCCTGATGTTTGATAAAGCAACCACATCATATAACGGCATGGGTAAATTTTTTGAAACTAATAAAATGCTTATGCCTGACATTGTAGAAGATGATGAAAAAGAAGTACCATTCTAAAAACGTCTACCAACGAGACAACAAAACCCTCAAGCCTGAGTTTATAGGCAACACTAACAATGTCAGAATGAGAGTAGTAGACCAAAATGTTTTGGATAAACTACTTTTGAATGACACAATTTGCCTGAGCCATTTTAAAACTTTGGATAAACTTTTAGGAGATTACAATAAATCAGGTTTGGTTGGGGTAAAGGCTATGAATTATATGCCTCGTGTTGTTGGTGATAACAAAAATTTTGATGGGCATAATCTTCTCAGATCAAAAGTTATGGGTTGTTTAAAGTATGTAAAAAAAGAATTGCATAAACAACATTACATAATTTTGAATAAACTTCTTTCTAATCAGGAATTATTATCCAAGGACTTGGAATGGTTGGGGAATAAAGAAAATGTGGAAAGTCTATCTACGATAATAGATAAATTTTATTTGATGTGGAATAATAGTTGACACGAAACTTTTATGGGAATAATTATAAACTGTGAAAAACTCACAAACTATGTGTTACGGCTAGGGGAGATTTCATGCTTTCTCCAATTTCCCCTAGTCCTCTTAAAGTTACCATTAACTTTTAGAAGTTCTCAAAAGTGCTAGACTTTCTAGCATGGTGCAAATTAGATGTAGGTTGTTTAACTACTTTACCAATATATCTATCGCTATCGCCATTGGGGTGGTCTTCAAACTTTTCATCTAGTCCGAGTTCTTGTGGGGTCATCTTTTCATTTCTTTTATAAAGATCTCTTTGTAGGTCAACAATAGAGTTTCTATATCTATAACCTTTAGGTCTTCCGTTAATTTTACTGTAAGTTGTTGCCATAATTACAATCTCCCTTTAATAAGCGAATACTCTTCGTACAGAGCATCTAGGTTAATTTGCTAGGTTTCATACAGAGAGGTCTGCAAACCCCTCTGTATGAGGCTCTGAGAGCCTTTTTTGTGCAAGTTTCCATATCTTAACATCACTATTATTTACGGAGTTCGTGTTTTGCCCATTGTAGCCATATGTATAATAATCTACATGGGGTTATGGCTACATAGGGAGATATAGCATTTAGGTAGGGGAGAATAATTCATAAAAAAACCCCAAGGCATATGCACATACCCACCAAAAAAAGGAGTGAACTCCAACCCCTATTCTTTAAAAAAGATACTAAAAAAACTTATTAATACCATGGTTAATCCTACAGAACCTATAAACAAAGTAAAGATAATTCCCTCTACAGTTTGCATATAATATCCATCAGGATTAGCCAAAGTAACACTAGACATAACCAAAACACAAATGCCTAGTATGAATAATAAAAAACGATCAAAATTATCCATAATATTTTTTCTCCCATTCTTTAATTAAATTTTTAATTTGCATAGCCATTTCATATCGACCATCAAGAATACCTAGCTCTCGACTATCAACATCATCTTCATGGCTATGACTTTTATAAGTATTTATCTCTGAAGATATTTCTTTTTTAATTTTAGCTATAAGCTGATTAGATAAATCGTCAGGATTATTTCTCATTAGTACCCCCTTTTAATTACATTTAAATATTTATCTAATAGATGGGCATTATGAAAATCTTGATCTTTCATTAACTCAAGTCTTTTTTCATCTACTAACTTCTCAATATTTTTTATAGCATCATGCCAAGTGATCTCGTAATCGAAATCAGGTGGCAATTTTTTCCATTTAATTTTAGACATTAATAACTCCTTTCAGTTATTTTAATCATGTTATCAACATGGGTTTTAAATTCTATTTCTTTTAATGGTCTACTATTAATTCCATAATAAAAGAAAACAACATTGTCAGGATTATCTCTTTTGGAGATATCGTGAATAAACTCGATATCCCCCTTTTCATTAATTTTAATCTTACTTTTGTAGACATAACCCCTATGATAGTAGTTCAGCTTTTTACTGCTCATGCTAGACCCCCCCTGAGTTTATATAGCTAGTGAGTTTGTTATACCTGAGACTAATCGCCCTGATATAGTATTCTCAGCTATCCTGAGGTTCTCATTACAAGCAGTAAAACATTCGCCCATAGTATCGAACTGCTGAGGTGCAAATGTTCTGTCGCTATCTTCAATGTGTTGTTTACCCTCAGGGTGTTTTTCGTATGCCTTATTCTGATACGATACAAGATACAAATCTTTTATCACATCAATTAAGCCATGATGTGCCTTGATTATGTCAGCCTTATAAACATCTATGCCCTGAGACTTTAACCTTTGTATAGGCATAGGCTTTGCCCTGATAACCATACAAGGTCTAGACTTATAAACAACAGAGGACAAGCCATGTCGGTATACTTGCAGATACCATAGAGGTGGTATCAACAATCCATTTCTTTTATTCCAACTATCCTTGTCTCCACTATTTTGAACTGTGTATACATTGTCCACACAAGTGAAATCTTTCTTATCATTTATTACAGATTTCTTTTCATTGTAAGAACCATATCTATCAATAGCTAAGTCGGACATACCTTGAATACCCAAGCTAACACTTGTTCTATCGTGGTTTTCTCTCCACCACTCCTGACAAGTCTTTAATGATACAGTTGCCCATTTCTTAATTACATCAGGCTTTTCTATAAAGTCCTGATCTAATCTAGATCTTTTTTTAACTTGCTTTCTGTAAGTCCTGATCTGACCTAATAGATCAGCGACATACTGTAACGATCTTCTTCTATCGTAGTCAGTAAACTTATTCATCTTCTGAACCATTTGTCTAAAGCCGTTATCTTTAGCATCTCCGTCATAATCGTAATCATGTCTGCCATGCTTGTAGTAATGGTGCATATCTCGCATCTCTAATCCTGAGAGACCATGTATCTCTTTATATGCTTTTAGCATCTCTGAGTTTTTACAACTCATAAAGTAATCGTAGCACTCCATATGCTTGGCTTTTGTTTCTGCCTTGGTGGGATATTCTTTATTCGTCATGTAGTCTGATATAGACCTCATGGACATATTCTTTTTAAACTTATTCATTAAAAGCTCCTTAAAGTTAAGATTAAACCCACAGAAGTTAACAGTAACTTCTGTGGGCATAGTTTAGATATTGAGGAAAGTTATTTCCCCAATCGGTGGTGTCTTTGCCCTGAGGTCAGTTGATACCCAAAGTAATGGGTAGTCGACATACTCAGGAAACTCATAAAACCCCATGTCTGTAATGCAAACCATACTGTCGACATTTACATTATTGTCTTCAATATATTTGAACACACACATTGGGTCAGTACCCCCACGACCTTTTACGTTTAGGTTCTCGATAATATCTCCTCTCTCATACCTCTCTTGTTTTTGGATAGAGGTATCAGCATAGTAAACAGTTATCGAGTTGGGTTGCATATCCTCAGAGATAGCATTGATTTCTCCGAGGGCATGGGATAGCTCTTTTCTAGAAACAGATGCTGAGGTATCTACCCAAATAACGACATCTCCACAAGACATTTTCAAAGTGCTTGGATTGTAAATATTGAAACAATGATAAGCTCTTCTATTCGGTCTAGCATATGTGTAGTTCTCAGGTTGATCTCCCCCAACAACTCTTCTAATTACAGAAGACCAATCAACTTGCGACCTTTCCATTTCTTTTATGATATCTTTGATATCACTTGGAAGATTGCCAATTGATTTAGTATTCTGTACTGCCATGGTTACTTGTTGCTTAATGATAGCCTCTTCTTTTTTAATCTGTTCTTCGGACATATCATTAGGCATAACCATACCCCAATTACATTGGTTAGGTTTTTTCTCAGCCTCGCTTTCCAATAGCTTATATATTTTCTCAGCACCCATATCATTATACTTGGGGTCATATAAGCCATCTTTCGGCATGGTCATACCTGACTTAATCAAGATTGAGTTAATGGCATAATCAGTAGCTATATTCCATAGCTCCTTATCCCTAGTACTCATTCTAAGATGATGCCTCAAAACTCTATGCATAGCCTCATGGCATCTAACAAAGTCTAGCTCTGCCTCAGTTAATTTGTCAGACCACTCAGGATTGTAGAAGATATCTTTTCCATCAGTTGCCATAGTTGGAATATCTATCTTTTCTATCATTTCCATTTGAGTAAGGATTGAGAAATAAAATCCCCAACCCTTTTTCTCTTTGTCGACCATTAACTTGATATTAGATCTAGATATTTTGGTTTTTAAATCCTTAACCATTTTATCTCCTATAATACAAGTTCTCTTAGTTTCTGATTAGTAGACATCTCTAGTCTTAGTTCCTTGTTCTGCAACAATTCCCTATCCTTAGCTACACTATCCTTAATGAAGTAAGCTAAAAACTCTCCATCAAGTCTATTTAAAAACTTTAGCATTGCACCAATGTTTTTATCTGTAACCTTGCTGACCAAAGATGAAACAGTTGCAAACTGAATTGCTACCTCTGTGGGTAATTGTATACCCTCAGGGTTCTTTATAAGCTCGTCAATGTCAGGGCATTTCTCATGCAACCTGATATGAGTAAATAAAGATGCAGATGCAGTTTCGCCAATCTGACAACATACGGCAGTATAAAGATCATCTTCGTCTAAATCCCATTGGAGAATGTCGCTAGTTCTCTCAAGTGATCTAGGTGTTGGGAATGCATCAGCATCACGATCAAACTTATGTAGAAACTCAGGCTGAAATCTAACCCATGAAACAACCCTATGATCTTTCTTGTTAGCTGACATATAGTTTGTCCAATCATCTAGGTTAGGCTCGATAGCAAAAGAAGTTAATCTATCTTTAAGATGCATAGGCATTTGATTAACCCCTGATCTATCCGACATTCTATTCCCAGCACAAACAACGATATCCCCTATCGGAATATGATAATCTCCAATACGATATTCATCAGCTATTGTTGCGAAAATATTCATGTTTAAAATAGGTGCTTGGGGTAGCTCGTCAAAGAAATACATGACACCACTATAACCCTCGTCTATCTTAGCTTGTCTTTCAGCATCACTAAGCAACCATTTAGGTCTAAGTGTCTTCATCTTATCCCCATCAGGCATCTGCAAACCTCCGACATCTGACGGCTCGTAAGATGCTAGATTAGTAGTTACAAGCCATAACTTTAATGTGTTAGCTATCTTTTTAAATGTGTAGGTTTTGCCTATCCCCATTGTTCCTATGCCATAAGGACAGATAGGTAATTTACCATCAGGTCTATTGATTGTATTTCTAATAGCCTCGATTATTATTCTTTCAGCTTGTTTAATTCTCATATTAAGCACTCCTATTTTTTAAAGTTACACCATTAATTTGGTTTGTTTTGTAGAAAGTCTTGCCACTTTTTAAAGTGATAGCTCCCTGATCTAGTCTAAATCTACGATACTCATTCTTACGAAAATCGTAGACAGTTACGAGGTTAGGAACATCTCTATCCTCATACTTTAGAACACCCCAAAACTGACGTTCTGAGCCGTCTAATTTTTTAAAAACACCTTTGCAGATCTTGCCTTTAAAGTGCTTTGTAATTTCTAAATTTTTATTCATCTAGTAACTCCTCTATATCTATTTGCTGACTATGCAGTTCAGCTTGGTTAAATTGTTTAGCTATCTTTTGTTTCTCGATCTCAATATTCATAGCTATCTCATGTAGTCCATCAGCTATAAGATCAGCTATAATCCTATCTAGCTTTTGGATAATTTCTAATTCGTTCATAGTAACTCCTATAGTTGTTATTGTTATTGCTCGATTGAACAAGCAGAGACACGAAATTAATCGTGCCTCAATTTGTGCAATCAAGATGCTAAGGCACTCTCCATGCGAGAGATAACATCATTATCTTCAGAGGTTTTCTTTTGGGCATCTGCTGAGGCTTTGTCGTGAGCCTCTCTTTCTCTTTTCTTATCTTGCAGTACTTCCCAAATTTTTTGAACCTGATCTGCATCTAGGTCAGTTGGAATATAAACCTCTTCCTCTTTAACTGTGCCATCTTCTAGCTTAGTCTTTTGGTTCTTGACTTTGCCGAATAACTGCCTCGCAATCTTTTCAGCTAGATCTACATCTTTCTCTTTAGATACTGCCTTTTTGATATCGTTTTGACTTTTGATATTCATACTAGCAAAGACCTCAAGTACTGCCTCAGGTGTTGCCTGAGTTGGTATATCGTCATTAAACTTTGCGATAAACTGCACAGACTTTTCATAAAGAACTTTACTATTTGCGATAGACATTCCCACATTATTTTGAAGATCAGTTCTGATATCAATTCCAACTTGTCTAGGTAAGTTGTCGCTATCAGTTTTGTCAGCATCATAAATAGGCTTGGCATGGCTAATAGTTGTAGCAAATTGATCTAACTTCTTTTCTTGCATTGAAGTATAATCATCAGCTCTATTAGTTTTTAAAGATTGAAACTCGCTTTCACTAGCTACTAATCTTTTAATATTTTCTTCAGAGAAAAATACGTTCTTAGATTTTAATTTAGTCATAGTCTGCACTCCTATACTGTTATTTGATTTTGTTTAACTTTGATTTCTATTCCCATGCTCTTGATTATCTTTAGCTTATCAAGAGTAAAGGTCTTAACTCCTAGTAGTCCTGAGAACTTACTAGCTAATTCGCAAGAGGGATAATATCTCTCCTGACCATAAACCGATTTGGTGGTTATCCACATTTCATTTTTCATTAAGCAACTCCTTATTTAATTACTGTTGTTCCATTATCTTCTACTTGAATATCATCAAGAACTTCTACTTGGTTCATAGGCATTCCACATGCAACCCAATCAGAAAATTCTGAATAACTATATGCTTTTAGTATAGCCATCATAGCTTTTTCTAATGGCATACAAACTGTTGAACAAAGTTCGCTAGATAAATCTATCCAAAAATCTTTGCCATCAGGTTCAGCATCAGAAAGGTTAGCTAACTCATAAGCATCAACTAACTTAGCTAGTAAAACTTTTTCGTGATAAGAAACTATAAACATATTAGAACTCCATAAGTTAATTAACTGTTTCATACTTTTGTAATCATCAGGCACAACACACATTGCACTACAGTCTAGGACAAGAGGGCAACCGAATTGCCCTCACTGTCGTTATTTGAAAAGCCGTACAGATTTCTAATATGTCTCAAAAATTCTTTGCAATCTTTACAAAGCAAAGTCCTCAAACCTTGGCTTTTCTTTTACCATGGGGAGAGCCTACTTCCTCCAAGACCTCGCCCTTTCACGAGAATGGGATTTATTGGCAAACTGAGCCTGAAGTAATTCTATAATCTTTTTGAACTAATAAGTCAAACACTAAAAGTACTAAATGTTACATTTATTTACAGTATGAAACATAAAGGTACTGAAACCCAAGGTGGACAACAAAAATGACGAAACAACTTTTTTTGATATATCATAGCTTGGAAGTGCTTTCGTTGCTGTGTGCGTCTTAAATCGCTGACAATCGATATTTCACGAAATGAGAATATAAATAGATAGTTGCAAAGCTACACTTTTATTAATTCGTGTGTTACTTTGTAAAAGTTACCATTAACTTTTGTGAGATAAAAAATGTCAGATAAAAAAGATAAGCCGAAATTAAAATTAGTCAGCAGTAATAAAGTCAAGAAAAGTTCCAAGCCTGAGCTGACGGCAAAGCAGTTGGGTTTTTGTAAAGACATAGTTGGAATGGGAAAAGATAAAGATGGCAATCCCAAAAAGCCAATGAGTTTAGTTGATGCATATGTAGCAAATTATAATGTTAGTCCTAAAACCAAGAACAACACTATAAGAGATATGGCAAGTAAGCTAAAAGCAAACCCATTGATTACCCATACAATTTCTAGAATGTATGATGAACTAAAGCAGATAAACAAAGTGTCGGCGATAAAAAAAGAGGAAGTAATAATTAGGAAGTTAGAAGAGTTCATGAATAATGAAGAGTTTTCAGATACTGCAAGGGTTAGATCAGCAGAATTGATTGGCAAAAGTTTAAGTATGTTTACTAATGTTACTGAAATAAAAGAAAGTGATAAGAGTTCTGTAGAAGTTGAACAGCAACTTAGGGAAAAACTATCTAAACTTTTAAAAGAGTAGTCGCTATCCACGAAATTTCAGTTAGTTTTGACCCTACCCACTCCCCACCACCCATGTCTGTAGGTGGCTAGCCGTGCCGTATACAGTTTATTTTACTCATAATTTCTACAATTTTTGGTGAAAGTGAAAGTTAACTTCTAACATACTAGTTTTTACTAGTACTAGTACTAGTATACCTTCCTTATACTAGTATTATATTATTATACATAGTATTAACTAGTACTAGTATTAAACTATATACTAGTATATACTAGTAACTAGTAATACTAGTATACTAGTGGAGTAGAAAATTTGTCAAACATTATTTACTTAGATGACTACAGAAAATTTATTCCTGAAGATGAGCCTGAGTTACAGGACCCTATCGTAATAGGATGGGATGAAGACGACAGTCTTTTCATTGCTTCGTCTGTTGACACAGACAAGTGTTTGTGGATGATAGACTTAGCTAAAAAGATTATTGAGAGCAGTCCACCAAATATAAAAAACAATGAATGATATTGCCAAGATAATTCAAAAGAACATGAGCCAGATAAGCTCACTGCCTCCTGATGAGAAGATGGAGGTATTGAAACTTCTTGAAGAATATGAGCAAGCAAAACAAAGAGAAGAAGCCAGAGATAGTTTTCTGCCATTCGTTAAATCACAATGGGCAGCATTTATACATGGAAGACATCATGAGATTATGGCAGATGCTTTTGAAAGAGTGGCCCGGGGTGATTTGAAAAGACTGATTATTAACATGCCACCCCGTCATACCAAGTCAGAGTTCGCAAGTTATTTATTTCCTGCATGGTTTTTAGGGAGGTACCCCAATAAAAAAATTATCCAGACCGCACACACAGCCGAATTATCTGTAGGATTTGGAAGAAAGGTTAGGAATCTTATACAGTCTGAAGATTTTCAAAAAATTTTCGCAGGCGTTACATTGTCCTCTGACTCAAAGGCCGCAGGTAGATGGAACACTAATAAGGGTGGAGAATACTTTGCTATAGGTGTAGGTGGTGCCGTAACAGGAAAAGGCGCTGATGTTCTTGTAATAGATGACCCTCACTCAGAACAAGAGGCAACAATAGGTGATTACAATCCTGAAGTTTATGACAAAGTGTACGAATGGTATACATCAGGACCAAGACAGAGACTCCAGCCGGGTGGCTCTATTATTTTGGTTATGACAAGATGGTCAAAAAGAGATTTAACAGGGCAAATATTAAAAAATTACACACAAAGAGAGGGATCAGGTGAGTGGGAAGTCATAGAATTACCTGCAATAATGCCATCAGGTGAGGCTTTGTGGCCAGAATTTTGGAAAAAAGAAGAACTAGACAGTTTAAAATCAGAATTACCCGTATCAAAATGGAACGCACAGTACCAGCAAGACCCCACATCGGAAGAAGGAGCGCTAATTAAGCGTGAATGGTGGAGAGAATGGACAAAAAACGACCTTCCACCTTGCGATTCGATCATACAGTCATGGGATACAGCGTTTTTAAAGACACAGAGAGCGGATTATAGCGCCTGCACTACATGGGGCGTCTTCCACGGGCCGGATGACGAGGGCAAAACACGACCAAATTTAATTTTAATTGATGCATTTAAAGAAAAACTTGAATTTCCTGATTTAAAACGGGCAGCATATGATAAATACTGGGAATTTGAGCCAGATCAAATGATTATTGAGGCAAAAGCAGCGGGATCACCCTTGATTTTTGAACTTAGAGCCATGGGAATACCAGTTACGGAGTTTACACCGAGCCGTGGACAGGATAAGATAGCAAGAGTTAACAGTGTGACAGATTTATTTGCAAGTGGGGTTGTTTGGTACCCACCGACTAGATGGGCAGAAGAAGTTATTGAGGAATGTGCGTCTTTTCCTGCTGGAGATCATGACGATTTAGTAGACTCAACAACACAGGCGCTGTTAAGATTTAGACAAGGTGGCTGGATCAGAACAACTATGGATGACTGGGACGATGAACCTAAATACAGAAGACCTGTGGAGTATTATTGATGGATATGGTACATATAATTGACGGATTAATGGGTATTATTGTTCTAGGTGGAGGATGGTTTTTGGGAACGCAATCAAGAGAAGTTAAAAGAATAGATATTTTATTAAATAAAACCAGAGAAGATTACGCAAAGCGTGATGATGTCACCGTTGCAATAAACAGGCTTGAAGAAAAGATTGATAGAATTTTAGAGAGAATGAAATAGGAGCATATCATGGCTATAGAAAAACCTCTTGCACCAATAGACATAGGGCCTAGACCAGTAGAGCCTACTGATGAACAAAAGGTAGAAGTTGAGGTAGTAAATCCCGAAGCGGTGTCTATAGAAACAGAAGATGGCGGCATGATAATAGACTTCGGAAAAGAAGAAGATAACGAAACATCTGAGTTTGATAGCAATTTAGCAGAGTTTATAGAAGATAGTGAGCTAGATAAACTAGCAAATGATTTACTATCTAGTTTTGAATCAGACAAACAATCAAGAAGTGAATGGGCAAAGAGTTATGTAAAAGGACTCGATCTTCTAGGAATGAAAATAGAAGAGAGACAACAGCCTTGGGCAGGTTCCTCTGGTGTATTTCATCCTGTTCTTACGGAATCTATTGTTAGATTTCAGGCACAAGCTATGGGAGAAATATTCCCTGCTCAAGGACCAGTTAGAACAAAAACTGTAGGCAAGATATCCAGAGAAAAGACAGAACAGGCAAAGAGAGTTGAAAACGAAATGAATTATCTCTTAACAGAAGAGATGACTGAGTATCGTGATGAAACAGAGCAAATGCTCTTCAAACTTCCTCTTGCAGGGTCAGCTTTTAAAAAGGTTTATTACGATCCTCTCTTAGAAAGACCTTGTGCTATGTTTGTTCCTGCAGAGGACTTTGTTGTATCGTATGGCGTTACAGATCTAATGACATGCGAAAGATACACACATGTCATGAAAAAAACACAAAACGAAGTCGCAAAACTACAAGATAATGGGTTTTACAGAGATGTTGAGCTGCCTGAGCCAGAGCCAGAGTATACAGATATACAAGAAAAATATGATGATTTAGATGGTGAGAGTGGCGTTTTAGAGGATGATGATAGGCACACACTTTTAGAAATGCATGCGGACATTGAGTTACCAGAGCCGTTTCAAGAAGAGGACGGGATAGCTAGACCACATGTAATAACAATAGAAAAATCATCTAGAACTATTTTATCCATCAGGAGAAACTATTATGAAGATGATGAAAAGAAAAGAAAAAGACAATTCTTTGTCCACTATAGGTACCTCCCCGGGTTGGGCTTTTACGGTACAGGACTTATACACCTCATCGGAGGACTTCGTATCAAAGGTGATGATTCGCCTCTCATGCCGGGTGAGTTCCGTGACGTTGATGTACCGGGTGGTGCGATTCGTGACGCTATTACTTTCATACCTTACAAAGAACCAAGTTCCGTACTCTACCAGTTGCTCCAAAATATCGTTGACGAGGGGAGAAGGATTGGCTCCGTTGCCGATATACAAGTCGGAGACATCAACGCACAAGCCCCAGTAGGCACAACACTTGCATTGATGGAAAGATCAATGAAAGTCATGTCAGGAGTGCAGGCCCGTCTACATGCAGCGCTAAAGAAAGAACTTAGATTATTATCTAATATTGTAAAAGATTACATGGGTCCTGATTATGTTTATGAAATGGAAGGAGAGTTCTCAAGAACAAAAGACTTTGATGAGAGAGTAGATGTAATACCAGTATCAGATCCAAATGCAGCAACTATGTCTCAAAGAATTATGCAATACCAATCAGCGCTACAGTTATCCCAGCAGGCACCACAATTATACGATATGGGTAAATTGCACAGACAGATGCTAGAGGTGTTAGGAATAGATCAGGCAAAAGAAATAATTAAGTTGCCTGATGACATAAAACCATCAGATCCTGTTACAGAAAACATGGCAATGTTAAAACAAGAGCCAGTAAAAGCATTCAAGTATCAGGATCACGAAGCACATATACAAGTTCATAGAGCTGCTATTGAAGATCCAAAACTAAGAGAAATAGTTGGGCAATCGCCATTTGCTGCAGCAATACAGGCAGCAATGACAGCTCACATAACAGAACATGTGGCATTCCAATATAGAAAAGAAATAGAAGAAAGGCTTGGCGTTCCAATGCCTGATGAAGACAAGCCTTTACCAGAAGATGTAGAAGAAGAGCTTTCTAGAATTACAGCAGAAGCTGCAGGTAAATTGCTTACAAAAAATACCCAAGAAGCACAGCAGATGGAACAGCAAAAACTAGAAAAAGATCCTTTAACTCAAATACAAAGAAAAGAGTTGGAGATAAAAGAAAAAGAACTACAGCATAAAATAGACCTTGATAACGCTAAGTTAGAGCTTGAGAAGATGAAAGCTGACAATAACGAAGATATTCAAATGGAAAGAATTAAATCTGAGAACAAAAGAGAAGGTGCAAGACTTGCTGTAGATTTAGCAAAAGAAAGAAATAAAGCTACAAAAGATGGAACAAAACTAGCTATTGAACTTAACGAAAGTTTAAAAGATGGCTAGAAATGAAACCATATATACACCAATAATAAAAAAAGTTCAGGAGGAAATGGATGCTATCACTGACTATATTTCATCCGGCAGACCTAAAAACTTCGAGGAATATCAAAGACTTGTCGGAAAAATGGAAGGATTGTCCATTGCCAGAGAACTGTTGCAAGACACAGAAAAGAAATTTATTGACGATTAGGGGGTTACAAAATGTCAATAGATGTGTATATTTAAACTAGACTAGTGAAACTAGTAACGGGAATAAACCCGCATGGTAACGATAAGCCATAGAATTATCGCACAAGGAATCAGAGATGTACTCTGCACAAAAAGTAGATTATGAGGAAGAACTAAAATTAAAACTTCCCCAGCCACAAGGTTATAGATTACTCATAGCCATCCCAAAGGTTGAAGAAAAAACAGGAGCTGGTGTTTATATGCCAGACTCATTAACAAAAATGGAACAAACAGCTTCCATCGTAGGTCTCGTTGTAGAAATGGGGCCAGATGCATATCTGGATAAATCTAAGTTTCCTAATGGTCCATACTGCAAAAAAGGTGATTTTGTAATATTTAGATCTTATTCTGGAACTAGATTTAAAGTTAAGAATGAAGAGTTTCGTTTAATTAATGATGACACTGTAGAAGCAGTTGTTGATGACCCAAGAGGATTTATAAGAGTATGAGTGATAATACAGCAGAAAAGCAACAAGAAGAATTAGATCTAGAAGTAGAAATAATTGACGATGTTCCTGAAGAAGATAAAAACAAAGTCAGGAATGAAGATGCGCCAAAGGACAATATTCCTGATGACGAAGAAATAAAGCAATACAGCAAAGATGTTCAAAAAAGACTTAACAAGATTAAGTACGAATATCATGAAGAGAGAAGATTAAAAGAAGCCGCTGAAAGAGAAAAAGAAGAAGCGGTTACTAATCTTCAAAAACTATTAGATGAGAATAAAAAATTAAGAAAAACACTAGATGATGGTGAAGGTGTTTTAGTTGAGCAGGCCAAGAAAAGAGTTGGCGCAGAAATAGACTCAGCTAAAAAAGAATACAAAGAAGCGTATGAGTCAGGAGATCCTGACAAGATACTAGAAGCTCAAGAAAAATTAAATAGAGCGCAAAACGAACAATTTAAAGTAGAGTCTTACAAGCCTCCGGTCAGAACACAAGATGTTTCTGATGCTCCTAAAGAGACTGCACAACCAAAGGCTAAAGAAAAGTATGAGCCAACAGCGGCTGATAAAAAATGGTTGGAGCAAAACTCAGAGTGGTTTAATAAAGACGGCTATGAAGATATGACAGGATATGTTTATGGTATTCATTCTAAACTGGTAAAAGCAAAAATAAACCCAGTATTAGAGCCAGATGAATATTATAGAAGAGTTGATGAGGGAATGAGAAAACATTTCCCAGAATACTTTAACAAGCAGGATGTTGAGACAGAAGAGGTAGACGCACCTCAACGATCTGCTGGTACCGTGGTTGCCCCGGTTAATCGAAGTGCAAAAAAACCACGCAAAGTGCAGTTGACCTCTACCCAAATCTCTCTCGCAAATAGACTTGGGCTTACCCCTGAACAATATGCGCAACAATTATTGAAGGAATCAACAAATGGATGAGAACGTATTTGACAGAGAATCTAGGGAAACAACAACTAGAGATTCTGAAAAAAGGAAAGCAACTTGGCAAAGGCCATCAGCTTTACCTGACCCTGCACCCCAAGAAGGTGTTGAATATCGTTGGATAAGAACATCTGCTCTCGGTCAATCAGATATGACAAATGTTTCATCTAAATTTCGTGAAGGTTGGGAGCCAGTAAAATTGGAAGACCATCCAGAGCTAAAAATACTTCCTGATGTAGATTCTAAATTCAAAGGTAATGTAGAGGTTGGAGGATTGCTACTTTGTAAGAACTCCAAGGAAAACATGGATGCCAGAAGGGACTTTCAACAAAACCAAGCATCTTCACAGATGCAGGCTGTTGATAATAGTTACATGAAGGAATCCGACCCCCGTATGCCAGTTCTCAAGCCAGAGAAAAGCACACGCACTTCGTAAGTAATATTAACAAATTAACCGAAGAGGTATAAAAATGAGCAGCACAGCAGCACCATTTGGATTAAACCCTATCGGTAGATTCGACACAGGTTCATTAGAGCAACTGACTTATGTGGTATTTTCATGGGTTGCCGATTTACAGATCCAAATACTAATCAGTTGACTTTTAGTCAGCACTTTCCAGCAAGCACTGTAGCATCCGATGCTATGGCTTATGTTGTAGATGATCCTAATGTATTATTTACAATTCAAGCTGATGGATCTTTCACAAATGAAAGAGACATTTACGGCAAGAATGCACCAGTTGTACAGGGCGCCGCAAACACTACATTAGGTATATCAAGAGTATCATTAGATGCTTCTGAAATATCTACAAATGCAGGTGACGGTATTAAAATAATAGACTATCTAGGCGGTGACTTAGGTGATGAAAAAGGAAGTAA